ACGTGGCCTGCAGGAGGGCGGACAGGTACAGAAAGTGGTTGACAGCGAGACGATGCGGTACATGGGTGATTACATGCCGCGTCGGCAGGCAGGCGAGTTGGAACACCTCATGGTAATAGCAACAATCGTCGGCAGCGGAGAGGTTAAGATTGACGGTCCCTTTGCCCATTATCTGCATGAGGGAATTCTGTATGTGGATTCAGTAACCGGGAGCGCATGGTCCAGAAAGGATGATACTAAGGTACCAACTGACAAGGAACTGACTTATGCCGGTGCACCGATGCGTGGCAAGAAGTTCTTTGACCGGATGAAGACGGATCACAAAGTGGATATTTTAAAAGCTGCACAGGCGGCAGCGGATCGAGGAGGCACATAATGACAATTATTGATTATATGCGGCAGAAATTGACGGAATACCCAAAGATCGCAGAGTTTCTGGCCGGTGATGACATCCACATCGACTTCACGGACCCGGAACCGACCAACTACGGGTTAAGCAGCACCGGGGACAGCCTGATTAAAGAGGACCTGCTGGGAAACCAGACCAGGCAGCATAACTTTGCCCTGTACGCCGTCGGACAGTCGTTTAACGACTATACCCGATTGGCCAACAGTAATTTTTTGCTGGAATTAGGGTACTGGCTGGAGCAGCTGCCGGAGGAATCCGGGATTGAACCGAGAGGGACATTTAAGAAAGCATGGGCCGCCAATGCCATGGCGATGCAGCCCATGGGAGAAGCAATATCAGACGGCGTACTGTACCAGATACAGATATACGCCCAGTACAAAGTAGAAAGTGAGGGTTTTTAAATGGGAGCATGGACTTATGAAAATGGTGACGCAAAAAGAAAAGACTTTGCAGTATTCTGGGTAAAAGACCAGGATGCGTCCATTATAAAGAGCAACCTGATGATTATCGGAAGAGGTGTGGAGGATATGGCAATCTCGGCCAATCCGGAGACATCGGAAAAAATGGACGTGCTGGGTAACAACAACTTCGACATTACCGGTTATAAAAAGTCGATGAGTGTTGACCCGGTAAAGATCAGCGGTGATGATGAGTACTCACAGCTGATTGATGAGCTGGACGAGGCAGACGCGACCTTAAGCGATCTGTACCAGACGTATTTATGTGTAAAGAAATACAAAAAGGACGACACCGGCAATTTCAGGGCCTGGACCCAGCAGGGGGTGATCGAGATGGGAGACTTTGCCGCCGGCCTGGAAGGTGTGTCCACTACCCACACCGTACACTATGTTGGTGAGCGGGTGTACGGCGTTGTCCATCCGACAACCCTGAAATTTACACCCGATGACATTACTTATGAGGAAGGTTAATTATGGCAAAGAATATTAGTTACGATGATGGATATATGTCGTTTACCCTAAACGGCGACAAGGACCGGGTTATCCGGTTCAATCCATCGGATCTGAATATCATAAAGCGGGCAACCGAAGCGGCCGCGGTGCTTGATGAGGCGGAGAAGAGCCTGACGGCAACGGTGAAACTGAATCCTGACGGTACCATCGCGGAAAGCGGGAACAGCGAGGAGGATATGAAGGCGGCGATCGATCTTCTGAACGGCTTTGAAACGGTCATGAGGGAGCAGCTGAATTATATCTTTAACTCTGATGTTTACGATATTGTATTTGCTGGCCAGTCCCCCCTAAGTACCGTGGGCAAGAATAAAATTCCCCTGTACGAATCCTTCCTTGATGGTGCCATGGCGGTAATGTCTGATGAGATTACGGAAAATAACAAAGCCAGTAAGGCGCGGACCGGCAAATATACAAAGGGCTATAAATAATGGCACTGGGGCGCTTACCGTCAGGCATTGAAGTCAACGGCGCGGAGTATCCGGTCAGAACGGACTACCGGGATATCCTGCAGATATTTGAGGCCTGTCAGGATCCGGAGCTGACAAACTCTGAAAAGCTGCAGGTGATGCTCACCATTTTTTATCAGGGTTTTGCCGAAATGCCGGCAGACGACTACAAAGAGGCCCTAAGGCAGGCACAGTGGTTCATTGATTGCGGCCGGGAGGACACCGGGGACAGGGAGCAGCGGAAGCTGCTTGACTGGGAACAGGATGAACGGCTTATCTTCCCCGCGGTCAATAAGATTGCCGGGCAGGAGGTCCGTGCCCTGGAGTATCTCCACTGGTGGACGTTCATGGGGTACTTCATGGAAATTGAAGAGGGCATGCTCTCCACCGTCCTGGGGATCCGGCAGAAGAAAGCAAAAAGAAAACCGCTGGAAAAATGGGAGCGGGAATTTTACGCAAACAATAAAAGTATCTGTGACCTAAGGCAGCACATCACGGCCAGAGATCAAGAGGAATTGGATTTCTGGGAAGATTTATTAAAAGAGGATACCTGATGCGGGTGTCCTCTTTTGGCGTGGAGGTGAATGAAGCATGTATGATGGCAGCCTGAAATTTGACACAAGCATTAATCAGGATGGATTTGAAGAAGGCGTGGCAAGTTTAAAGGATGTAGCAGAGCGCCTGATTACATCCATCGAGACACTCGCAGGCAAGATTACTGAATCTTTCACCGCTGCCGGTAGTGCCGCAGCTTCTGCTGCCGCTGATGTGGACAGGATAACGGAATCTGCGGAAAATGCGAAGGATAAAGCTGGTCAGCTGGAGGAACAGATGGCAGCCATTGAGGTGACCGGCCTTGACCCGGAAAGCCCGGAGCCGGAGAGTTCCGAAGACATAAGCAGCGTCTACGAACGTGGAAGTGCCGCCATGCGGGATTACGGAACCGAGGTCCAGGACTTTATTGCCCAGTACGGAGCCGGGACCGAAGAAGCACAGGGAAAGACGAACGAGTTTATTGAAGAACTGACCAGGCTGGGGAGTGAACTGGAAAGCCTCCAGGGAGCAGGGATGTACTTTGGCGATGATGAGTTTGACGAAGCTTATCTGAAGCTGGAAAAAGTGAAGCAGGCAATAGCTGATTATAAAAAAGAATTACTTAATCCGGCAGAAACAAAAGAACAGAAGACACCTTTTGCCAGTGATTCACTGCAAGGCACGATTGAACGGTTAAAGTCAGAATTGCGGGGTCTGGAACAACAGGGGATCGGTTTTGGAGACAAGCTTTATGACGAAACATACCAGGCATTAAAAGCGGCCGAGGCGGAACTTGCTGATTACAAACGGCAGCTAATGGCAATTGATGACGGGGACAGTGCGGAGGAAGCAGCTAATTCCGTCAGAAAAATTCCCGATGCGGTAGAGCAGGCGTTTTCAAGAGCGTCAAAGACAGTGGAAAATTTTGCGAAAATGCTTGGCGGAAAGATAAAAGGTGGAGCAGAAAAGGCAATCAGACATTTGAAAGGACTTAAAAAGCCGGCAGAGGGTGCCAGCAAAAGTATTTTAAAGCTTTCCAATATGTTCAAAATGATGGTGCTGCGTATGGCCATGCGGGCAGTCATTCAGGGCGTGAAGGAAGGTTTCCAGAACCTGGTGCAATATTCTGATTCGGCGAACCAGGCAATATCCGGTCTGTCGTCATCATCCACGTACCTTAAGAACAGTTTTGCGGCAGCATTTGCTCCGATCCTGTCAATTGTGGCGCCAACGCTAAACACGCTTATCAGTCTCCTTGCTACAGCGATTAACTACATCAACCAGTTTTTTTCTGCCCTGGGTGGAAGCACTACTTTCGTGAAGGCAAAAAAGGTCAACGAAGACTATGCGAAGAGCCTTAGCGGTGTCGGATCAGCAGCCAGCGGCGCAGGAAAGGAAGCGAAGAAAGCGCTGGCGCCATTCGATGATCTGATCCAGGTATCCCAGCAGGCCGATGCATCCGGTGGCGGCGGTGGCGGAATAGACCCTTCCAGCATGTTTGAAACGGTCGCCATTGAAAGCTCCGTTGCTGATTTTGCCCGGAAGCTGAAAGATATGTTTGCAGCCGGGGATTATGAGGGTATCGGCAGGATCCTTGGAGAGAAGATCAATGCGGCCGTTGCAAGGATAAGCAACTTTATAAACTGGGATAATTGCGGCGAGCAGATTACAAAATTCATAAATGGCTTTACGGCCATCTTTAACAGCCTGGTGGCGACGATTGACTGGGATGCCATCGGGGCTATGTTTGGCCTGGGGATCAATACGCTGGCGCACATCATATACCTGTTGTTCACCGGCATTGACTGGCACCTTCTGGGCACGGCATTGTCGGACGGGCTGAACGGTCTGGTCCATACGGTTGACTGGGAATTATTCGGCAATGCAATCGGGGCGACGCTCCAGGCAAAGATCGCTTTTCTTGCAGCCTTTGCCCTTAATGCAGACTGGCCGGCTATTGGCGCAGCCATTGCCACCGGCCTGATGGGCGTGACAGCCATGATAAACTGGGAAGAATTAGGCCTGTTATTTGCCCGCGGCCTCAACGGCATCTTTACAGTCATGCGAAATTTTGCCGGCACCTTTGACTGGACCGGCTTCGGCAGCTCCCTGGCGTTGAGCCTTAGTACATTCTTCCGGAATTTTGACTGGGCGGGTGCCGGAACGGCAATCAGCGATATTGTAATTGGTATCTTGAATACGCTAACTACCTTCGTGAAAGAAACGGATTGGCGGGCATTCGGCCAGGGCGTTGCAGATGGGATAAGGGCAATTGACTGGAGCGGAATTGTAAGCGGACTTTTTGAATTTATCGGTGCCTGCTTTGGCGGTTTTGCAGCATTTCTGGGTGGGCTGCTTGCGGATGGTGCGACAGCGGCCAGGGATTACTTTCAGGGGAAAATTGAAGAATGCGGCGGAAATATCGTTCTTGGCATATTAAAAGGAATCTGGGATGGATTAGTTGGGATTGCCGGATGGATTTTTGACAATGTCTTCACGCCTTTCATGGACGGGTTCAAAGCTGCTTTTGGCATTCACAGCCCTTCCACTGCAATGGCCGAGATGGGCAAATACCTGTGGGATGGATTTTGTAATGGGATCAGGGAATTCTTTGCTGATCCGACCGCTTTTATCAAAGCCAACATTACAGATCCGTTTGTGAATAAGATCAAGAATCTGTTAGGGATCCACAGCCCGTCAACAGTCTTGCAGGGAATCGGTGGAAATACCGTTGAGGGATTTAACAAGGGAATAACCGACAAGCGAAGTGCATCGCAGAGTGTCGTGCAGTCGTGGGCGACAGGTGTGATGGGCTGGTTTTCCAGTAAGCTTGGCATCAGTACCGGCAACTCCGCCGAATCGCAGAAATGGGCATCCGCTACAATGGACGGATACAACACGACCGTGAGCAGCAAATACACGGGTTCCCAGAGTGTGATGGAGAGGTGGGCCGAGAATGTGCGGAAGTGGTTTGTGGCATCCGGCGAAGGACAGGGAGTTAATGAAGCTTCCTGGACAAAGTTCGCCGATCAGGTCATTCAGGCATTCAAGACTAAGATTGAAGGGAGTCATACGGATACCCAGTCCGTTATGGAGCTTTGGGCCGAGAACGTCCGGATCTGGTTTATCGGGCCAGGTGAGGCGCAGGGGGTTAATGAAGCTTCCTGGACAAAGTTCGCAGACCAGATCATCCAGGCATTCAAGACTAAGATCGAGAACGCTTATGCAGAGACCAGGAGCGGCATGGAGACCTGGGCCAGGAATGCCAGGGAATGGTTCTGGGGTGATTCCAATCCAGGCGGAACCGGCGGCATGTATGCTGCCTTCTACGACATGGGCAAACGGATCAATGAGGGCTTTGCAAAGGGAATTTCTGACTTTGCGCATCTGGCGAAGGCCGCCATCCGTAAATGGGCGCAGGAGGCCATGGATGAAGCAAGGGAAGAATTTGACATCAACTCACCGTCAAAGAAGTTCCGGACCATAGCTGAATATGTAGTGCAGGGCTTTAACGCAGGGATCCTGGACATGATCGACACCTCTCTGGACGCAGCCGGGAAATGGCTTTCCAGCGTCACGGACGCGTTTGACGGAATGGACATCCGGGTGCCGGTAGGGCTGGATCTGCCAAATGCAGCCTCGTATCTGCCAAGGACAGCTTTTGGTTCGGTGGTGCCGCCACGTGCCGGTGAGTATTCCGGCAGCAATGCCCAGGCCGAATCAGGCAGTTCTTTGATGGCGACGATGAAACAGGCATTAGTCGAAGCGTTGTCAGAATCCGGCTTAGCCGGGGGAGAAGCGAAAGCAGACCTTATTATTGACGATATCAAATTTGGCCAGCTGGTATATAAATTTGGCAACAAAGAGAAGCAGCGTGTTGGCGTGCGGTTAGTGACGGGAGGTGCATGATGAGCAAAAAAGTATTTACGATAGACGGTGTGGCTTTCGATCTGTCGGTAATCAGCCTGAAACGTAAATTTTCGGTCACAGATACGGAAAATTCCGGGCGGACTACCGACATGGCCATGCACCGTGATATTGGCGGAACGTTTTACAACTACGAAATGCAGATTGAACGGAGCAGGCTGGACACGGACAGTTATGACCAGTTTTATGACATCATCTCCACCCCGGTAGAAAGCCATGATCTGACATTCCCGTATAACCAGGAGACACTAAGCTTTAAAGCTTACGTAACGAATGGCGAAGACACGCTGATGATCCGGAACGGAACCAACTACTGGAGCGGGCTGACGGTGAATTTTGTGGCCATGGAGCCGCAGCGGAGGTTGTAGTATGCAATGGGATGTGACAGTAAAAACAAATGGCGAACAGTCCTATTCCGATACCGGGAATATCACAACGCTGGAATATGCATTTCCCAACTATTCATACTGCCTGCCCCGGTATGCCCGGCTGGACGGCAAGTTTGAGAATGCCCCGGATAAGATCGAGCCAGGCCGGAAGGGATACATCAGCCTGGCTCTTTCCGGGGCAGATGGTGAGTTTGGCGCAAAGCCCGTCATAGAAGTAGAGCTTGCCCGAAAGAAGACAAGCAACGGCATCCGGCTGGTGTTCAATCAACTCTCGGGCGATTATGCGAGCCGGGTGACCATTGAATGGTATAAGGGCGAAGAGCTGATCGCTAAAAAGGATTTCCTGCCTGCTTCGGCGGATTATTTCTGTGCGGTAAAGGTACCGCTTTTCGACCGCTTCCGGATCACCTTCCACGGGACGAACAAACCGTACCGGTATCTGTGGATTGGCATGATCCAGAACAGGCGCATGACGGATGCCGGCGGGTTGAAGATCGTCTATGATGACATCGCCCTGGGAGCGAAGGACAGCAGCGTGCCAGTGTCTGACGACAGGATGGATTATGTCAGCATGGAAAATCTGAAAGAGGATACGATTGAGTTTCCAAATCACTCCATGTGCCTGCCCCGGTATGCCCGGATGGACGGCAGCTATGAAAACGCTCCGGATAAGATAGTGGATATTGGCTATGTAAGCAAAAGCATATCGGATGCAACCGGCAGTTTTGCGGTACCGCCGGTTATAGATGTGAGATTTGGCGAGCTGTTTTCTTCTGTCGGCATAACCCTGCAGTTCAACGACTACTCACAGGATTACTGCAGCCTGGTAAATATCAGGTGGTACCAGGATAACAGGCTGTTGGCAGAAAAGGATTTTGAGCCTGACGGCTACCTTTACTTTTGCTATCATAATGTTGACTATTATAACCGTGTGGCCGTAACGTTCCTGAAAACGTCAAAGCCTTTCCGGAATGCGTTCCTGACCCGGATCGACTATGGGTTACAGCGGATCTTCCGGGACGATGAGATCAAGGAGATTGAATGCTATCAGGAGATTAACGCCATATCCGAAGAAGTAAGCATCAACGTTTTGAACTTTACGGTCCGGAGCAGGACGGATATCATGTTCAACTTCCAGAAGCGGCAGCAGATGCGTCTGTATTTCGATGAGGCTATCCTGGGTGTGTTCTATTTACAGGCGGGCAGCCGTAGAAGTGTAACTGACTACCGGATGGAAACCCAGGACGCAATGGGTGTATTGGACGGCAATCAATTTTTTGGCGGCCTGTATAGCGGAATCACGGCACAGGATCTGATCGGTCAGATCATGGCCGGTGAGGAGTTTGATTATTATCTGGATGATTTCCTGCAGGATATGCCGATCTATGGATACCTGCCGGTCTGCACCAGGCGGGAAGCAATGGCCCAGATCGCCTTTGCGCTGGGGGCCATCATTGACACCAGCTATTCCCTGCGGCTTTATATTTATCCGAAGCAGGAAGAGATCACGGGGGAATTCCGGAAGTCGGATATCTTTGCCGGGACCGTAAACGTGGACCACGGTGAAATTGTTACCGGTGTGAGAGTGCTGATGCACAGCTACGAGCCGTTACAGGAGCAGACCGAACTCTATAAGGCGAAGCTGACGGGCGGGGCCCTGGTGACGTTTAGCGAGCCTTATCACACATTGGAAGTGACCGGCGGCAGCATATCCCGGTCGGGAGACAATTATGCATATCTAAACGGCACGGGATCGGAAGTGATCCTGAAGGGCAAAAAATATGATCACCGGACGGTGACTGTCCAGAAAGAGAATCCCAACATAAGCCGGAATAAGAATGTAGTGTCCGTGGAAGCTGCGACACTGGTGACTGCCCATAACGCTGCCAGGGTGCTGGAGCGCGTCTATGATTATTACACTAGCAACCAGAGCACCACTTTCCGGGCCATCATGGCGGAGCGTGAGCTGGGACAGGTAGTGACGGTAGACACGGACTTTGACGGTGTGAAGCAGGGGACTGTAGAAAAGACAAGCTTGAAATTCAGCCGGAATGAAATCACAGCGGAGGTGACAGTACGATGAGTGTTATGGACAGCCTGATATTTGACAGGAGCAGCACGGATCTGATGAATGATACGGACCGGTGCTATATCTCCTGCACGGACCTGAACCGGGTTGAGCAGGCCTGTGAATATCTGGCCGGAATCCTGGGCGTTGCGATAAAAACAAAAGTATGGAAAATGGAAGACTGGCGGACCGGTACGGAGATGGAACGCATCCGGCAGAATATCGCAAAACTCAAGGAGGCCTATTTTGTCAGGGAATCAACCCCGGCGATACCGGTGGAAATCACATATACGAGCATCTACCAGGCGAACAACATTGAAAAGATATTAAAAGATATCGGAGATATGTATGACAGCATGGTGAGCGGAATCCCCAGGCTGTCATTTGGACTGGGGAAACAAGTTTTAGGGAACAGGAGGTAACGCATGTTAAAAACAGACTATAAAGACGATGTGTTTGAGGGAGACAGACAGTACAGCCTTACTCAAAACGCAAACAACACAATATCCCTCCGGGATGTAACGACATACACCCGGGAAGGGGATCAGTTCGGTGCCGGTGATATCAATGCCACAAATGAGGCGTTAAACAATTTGACTGACGTGGAGTTGCCGGCATTAAAAAAATCTGTGAGTGATGGAAAGACATTATTGGCCGCAGCCATCACTGCCAAAAGAGTTGCGGCCGCAGCTACGGACACTTTTGCTCAACTGGCTGCCAAGATCGGTCAGATCATACTGGGAAGCGGTAACGCCATGGCAGCGGACGTACTGGCCGGTAAGACCTTCACGAATTCAACCGGTGTTGAGCAGACGGGAACGATGGTTGATGCATCCGGCGCAACCAGTGCTGCAACTGCCAGTCTGGACACAACCAACAGCCGCCTGCAACTAACAATACCAACGACCGGTAAATACAGCACGGGAAGCAGACTGTATGCGGCTTATTCTACAATCGCAAGTCTGATCGGACTGACAGCGGCAAAGCTCATACCGGGCAACACGATACTGGGGATTACAAGCAGCGTTACCAGCAAAGGTGCAGCAACCTACACACCCGGCACAGTAGCGCAAGTAATAGCCGCCGGGCAGTATCTAAGCGGCGCGCAGACGATCAGTGCAGTAGCCAACTTATCAGCTGCTAATATCAAAAAAGGCGTGGTGGTTGGCGGGGTGACTGGTACGTGGGATGGATACGTGGCAACGGCAACCGATTTGTATTATAACGGAGCTAATGCGGCTAATATAACGTTGAGTTCTGGATTAACATTTGCTGCAACTCAAATTGTGGCAACTAACGGTGGTTCTTCTCACACTTTAACATTTGGAGTCAATTACAATATAACTGGATATACCAAGCTTATAGTGGAAGGCAATATCATATGGTATAACTATGCTAATGTGCGAGCTGCGAAATCAGCGTAGCTGATTTCCCCTAGCGAGCGGAAGAAATTCTGCAAAGCTTTGGTAAGCTGATGAAATACAGTAGGAAACCTACCAAGGTAAGGTCTAGCCAACCG